AATTCAAAACCACGGGTGGTGCTATCATGTGAGCCTCATCAACTATCGTGATGGGATTAGAACTGGTTTGGTCTCCGGTGTACTTGTGCGTTTGGTCATCAACCGCCAACCCCGAACCCCGTTAACTAGCGGGTTTAGTGTCTGACTGTTGGTTGATATCAGTGGCTTGTTTAATTTGGTTAGGGGCGGTCGGTGATGCTTTGACTGATAGCGGGTAGAAAGCCGAGGTAATAGCTGGATTGTACTCCATGCAGGCCACGGATTCTAGCCGAAAGCTAGCATCTGAGTTCATTCCTTGAATGACAATGGAATAAGTGGTCCAATCATTGTCATACCAAATTATGCCGGGGTTGACACCGCCAGCTGGGCGCAATAGTGAACTAACGTTCACTGCACCTGTAGCCGTGTTAAGGTTAGCAGTTGGGGCCAAAGCGCACACGAGTGTCGGATTCATCTTAAAATCGGTGGATCGGTGTGTTGGTACTATGTACACACCTTGTTCTGGCCGAAAAGTCTTGCTTGCTCTTGTTAGTGCGGTTGTACTAATAGTTATGTCACAATCAATTATCTGTGCGCCGGCTGTGGCGACGGCACCCGCAGCACCAGCGATTGTTGGGACCGAGATCCCAAAAGCGCCAGTGGCTGATGTAGCCGTCTGTCCCCAACCAACTGGGTTTGGTGTGACAGTTATAGACCCCGCACATGTTGTTGCAGGTCCTGTGTATATAAGCCTAAAACCGCAAGAAATCATTCGCGCGGTTGTGGAATTATAGGGATCAGCAAAAGCTGAACCTACAGCACCTGTTCCAACTAGTGGTGGTGGTATGCATACAGGATAGTAACTGGTATTGGCGGCTGTTGCAACAGGTTGCAACGCACCAAGGCCGGTCACCAAAGTACCGTCAACTGTAAAGTTGGCGGTTGATCCGATCATTGCTAACGCTGGGAAAGCATTGAGGGTCTGAATGATGATGGTTTGTCCTGCTGCGGATGGTGTAAAGTTGTTGACAGCAAAGGTGTCAGTAACAACAAAGTTTGAGTTCTTGCCATCCGGAATAGCGCTACCGCCATGGCCATGGAAAGGGTTAGTCCTACACACAACATAATGAGGGAGACCACTCGGAGCACGTGACGTGGTTTGAAGAGCACGAATAATGGTGCCAGGAGTGCGTACCACATTACGTAGTGATGCTTTCTGCTTGGACTGATTCTTTCTAGGAGCGCGCTTGACTGGTTGGTCAGCGAGTTTCAGTTTTCGAAGTTGTTTGATTGGCATGTGTAATAAAATTACGCGCCCCTACACTCGACTGTAGGGGTGACGCTCAACCCTGGACTAATTTTAAGGTTCTACGATGGTGCCACCAATAGCAGCTGGTACAACTACTTTCAATATTGGTGGTATGGTTACGTTTGCAAAGTCGTGCAGTGTTTTGGCTTGATTCAAGTTCCTCTTGACACGGTTAAGCTTGTCAAGAGAAATTTGTAGCTGCGCTGCAATATACGAGTCACAATAGTGGACTTCCACACCTCGTGGAGCCACCCAATTGTCTTTAGGTTCTATCAGATACGGTAATTCATTACGAATGAACCCTTCGTATTTCTTGATGATTGTCGTTGATGAACAAATTCGCAGAATAGCACGAGACCATTCCAATATAAGTGGTGTATTAGAATCTGTTATCAGGTAAGACTGAGCCTTACGAAACAACACGTAATCATCAGGAATAGTTTTGGGCGCGCTTGTGAGATGTAGGGTGCGGAGTCTCCTAGGTACGTCACAGATGGAAGCATCAGTGGTCCAAGGGTCGAGAAAGACTCTACCCAGGAACGCCACTGGATTTGAACTCTTGACTTCTTCGACTTTCAACCTGTAACCAAGTTTGGTTGCGACACGTAACAACGCTTTCGCTGAAACCTTATGGTTAAGTCCGTCATCTCCACCATAGAACCCCAAGTGCTCGAAGGCTTCGGCTGGGGTGTAACCCATAATTCGTAACGCTATGTAGGAGATGAGAGCATTCATAAAAGTGTTAAAATAAGACGTGTCAGCCGAGCCTGACAACACTGTGGTTTCTGTGTTGTATTTCACCCCCTGAGAGGTGACGGCCCGAGCCTTAGTCATGCTGTTGATCAATTTGAGCAATTCTTTGTGGAAATGAATCCCGAAAGCTCGCAAGTACAATTTCCTCCTCACCCTATCTTTGAACTCCCCATGAGTGCCATCGAATTTTGTGAAGTCAGTGGGTGTTAAACCAGCTGCCATATCACACAACTCTCTGACACGCAGAGTGATTTCACGGGGTGTCTTGCCAAACGCGTACCACTTGAACCGCTTAATAGACTCAGCCAATGGGTACATAAATGCAGCAAACCGCATTTTATGATCAGTTGGTACAGTTGAGATATTACGTGGGCTGTCAACCTTCCCATAGACCTCAGCTTTCTGAAATGATTTAACGAAGAAATCATGTAAGAAGGCGAATGGTTTAGAACGCTCCGCTAGGGCTCGTTGGGTCGGTATTCTGCTG